AGTTATCATTCCTGACTCAAACTGTACAAAGTCAGCCATGTCATTAAATGTAGATGATATATGAAACTCCATAGGGCCACTTACACCTAGCTCAAAGTTTATACCAGATATTCTTAGCTCACCATCCATGTCATAGACGTTAGCACTAGGAGTAAAGTAGTATGTAGGTAGCTCAATCAGTGTTGTGTATTTATACCCAACTGCAACCTTAGCACCCGCAGCAAGATGTAAATTATTAAATGTAGCACTGTTAGTTCCTACAGCATCAGCTTTACGTACCATACCAGCTATAGAGTCACCTGACCCATCATTACCAGACAAACCAACTAAGAAGAAGTTGTCGGCACTTGTAGGCGTGTAGCCTATAGTAACTACAGTTTTCTCTGTAAGATTAGATCCACCTTGAGCAGTATAGGTAAAACTACTTGGTACAGTCATACTATCTAAGCATGGTTCAAACCATCTTGCAGTTTTGGTTGCCTCTCCTACATCAGATGCCACACCACCTAGTACATAAGTTCTGTTGGCGTTAGCATCAGCAACATACTCATGTCTAGACAATATATAGTCAGATCCTTGTTTTGTTACTGTAAAGAAACTACCAGCTGTGTACAACATGTGTTGCATTGTACCCGTGAGAGTCCAGCTATACCACGCTGATTGCTCACGTTTATTTCCTGCATTGTAGTATTTATAATGATAAACTTGGTCATCACCTTTTTTACCATAGGAAGTTATACCTATAGCAGCTGAGTTAGTTGATTTAGTTATATCTTTAGGCAAAAACTCTGGTACTACCCTTGTCTGTTCTATTATACTAGGAGGTACATCGTCATCTACCACAGTAGCCTCGAACGCCCTAGCATATGCTGAGACATTAGAAGTAAACAGTACACTGGTTCCTAGATCTACAGGATCAATAGAAGCATCACATTCATAACTAGCTATCTTCTTTAATCTAGCTGTTTTAGGGCTAAATATGTCAGATTCTGTAAATAATATGAATTGAGCATTATCACTAAACAACATAAGACCCTTTTGTATGGGTAGTGTGTGGTTTACAAACGCTGGTTTGATGTCAGATACAGTAATATCTATAGGATTATCGTCACTAGCAGCTATAGCAGACACAATAAAGAAGTTAAAGTACCCCCCTGGCTGGCTTAAAACTACCTGTTCGTTAGATATAATCCCAAATCTGTTTCTGTGAAAGAACAATTCTTGTATAGTTTGACCGTTAAAACTAGGAAATGGGTTAGATACATCGTCTCCTACCTGTCTATCTTTCCAATAATTTTCATTACCCTGTGAGTTTGCTGTTGATAAGTCTAGCTTAACAAAAGTAAACGTACCATTACGGTTGTTTATAAGTGCATGTGGCATGGTTGCGGGGTCTAAACCCTTTACCATTGGGTCGTTTCCAGAACCATCGAAGTTATGTGGCCTTACAGTTTCCTCCCAGCTACCTACACCAGAACTACCATTATCTGCAAAAAATTTTACATAATAATCATCAGTCTCCAAGTCAGCAGTATTTGAAATTTGAGCCACATAACCTTGTTTACACATAGCTGGTAGCCTACTAATATCCTGTGCTTTCTGACCTATGACACTCATGTTTTCGTTTACGGCACCTCCAAGAAAGTTTACACCGTCAGCACCTGTACCATTTAGAAATAAACCACTACCAATAACCTCAGCAGAGACGTTAGGAAGTGAGCTATTTACAGAAGATGCTAAACCTTTAAGAATAGTAGCCATACTGAGATAACCCTCAGATGGGTTACGTGGAGTTTTATGGTATGCTATATTAGATACCCCATCATATGTGGTAACTTCCTCAACAGCTTCAACGGATATACGGTATGTTTGCCCTTCTAAAGCTACATCAATGAATAAACCCTGAGCTGTGTTTGTATTACTTGTTTTAATTATACCACCATTTTTTAAGGTAACTGTTGCAGTATATCTAGTATCATAGTCTTGTGTGTACCCAATAAAGTCAGCTCCTGTACCAGAGTTTGATGGAGTTCCAGAAGATCCACTAGCTTGATATGTAGCTATATTATCCTTTATAAAACTTTGAGCGTTTACCTGTAAGCTACCCTCAATACCCTCAGTGATATTAGTACCACCAACCTGAGCTCCAGTTGTAGTTACATTTTGACCACCTGTGAATGACCAAACAATACTTCCAGCAAACCTTCCGTCTTCGTTACTGTCATCAAATGTAGCACCGTTAAGATTACCACTTTGTATTACATCAACTTTGATTGAGGTTACACGATAGTATGTATTTGGTGTTGGGGCTGACCCTGTATATAATACATATTCTGTATTGTATGCAATAGTGTCTAGCCTTGCAAACGAATAATCTCCATTTAGTATTGGCCCATCAGTTGTACCTGTAGTTCCTATAGTCTTGTTAGGATTAGCTATCAAGGTGTAGTCTTGAATTGTCTGTACAGAATACGGAGATGTTGCTCCTGATAAATAACTAAATATAGAATCTCCAGAAGAATTTGTCAGAGATTTTTCAGTTCCATCTGCTATGTCCCATACTCTTATAGGCATAGATCCTGTAAGGGACGGTGTGATCTGTACAATATATTTCTCGTCACCGTCTCTTAATATGTCATACCAATGACCTGTGGTATTGGCGTTTGTTAGTTTACCTATAAACTCTGCAGGAGGACGTTTCTTTAGGCCAAAAGTTATGTCAGGCACAGCATTGTCACATACTCGTAACTGCCCAGGAAATTTTATTTTATCTGGCTGTTGTGAAACTCCTCCGAGAAAGTTAGGAATACGTTGGTTAATACTTGCCATTACATTCTTCTAATAACTTGCGATGGACGATAGGTGCTGTTGGGGTTATGCTGATACTTAGTATCTGTGAAGATATTGTAATCAGCTTGTGAAGTGTCATACTCCAACGCTGCTGCCCTTGCAAGAGCCTCGTCTGACTCAAGTAACTTAGCAGCCTGTGGGTTGTTTACCATGCGGTTAGAGGCGATCCTCGACGCTCTGGTAGTAATGTAGTCCTTAAATGCTTGTGGTAGATCTTCAAAATCTAGCATCCAGATTACATCAAAATATAATTTACCACCTGTGACATTTTTAAATTCAAATGAATGTCCTATTTTATCATAGACTTTCATTATACCGTTGTCACTTCTTCTAACAACATCAAAATCATTACCATGCCTAAAATGGTTTAGGTCTAGTTGAAGGATGTTGTTTGGGATAACACAGTGGTTGTTACTATCTAATTCAATAGGATAGTCATTTTCTGTATTATACACCCAGCCCTGTGTTTGTATCTCACGGCAGACTTGTCGAAGAGTTGCCTGAGCAATAGCCACATCTGGGCTCTGCACTGTGAGGGTGTTGACGGGTGACTCTCCAACACTCATAAGAATTGCGTTTACTGCATCCAGTTCGGTGGACACACCATATGTTATTGCTGCCATAAGAAAAGGGGGGCGTGTGCCCCCGTATAAAATGTATTAGTTGAAAGCTGCAGGCTTTGTAGTTGTTCCTGCGAACAATTCTACTGAGGCAGCAGGATTTAAGAAATCTGCTCCCATAGCCATACGTCCCAATATCACGTCACCTTGGTAGACAACAGACACATCTCCACTTGTTACTTGAACCTGTGGGCCGATTGTCTCGACTACACCAGCGGCCTCACGTTGGAAGATTAATCCACATGAGTTTGCAAAGTTACTTGCAGCACCGTAGTTCTGACGTGCACCGTAGTTGTTACCTGTTGCGGTGTTTGCTGTTTCAATACCCTCTGAAACCCATGAACCAGTATTTCCTGGATCTACTGTAGCAAGGTCAGTAGCAGCAGAGGCACCTGAAGCAGGAGCATACTTAGTACCATACTTACTAAAGAATGGGATATTCATAGACTTGAAGATCTGGATACCAGCTATCTCGATGATGCCGTTACCAGACTGCAATGCGTCGCCTCTTTCGTTACGGTTGATTAGACCATTTGATTCAATGTTCTGTATCAAAGCGTAGTATTGGCGAGGTGTCAATACAGCCACTCTACCGTCCTCACTGACTCCTTTTTCGTCAAGAGCTGCAGCTGCGTCGTAGAACGCATTGATTAGGTGAGTTGAGTTGTAAGCGTCGTCTGCGTCAGATCCGCCACCAACTTGAATTTGAGTACCACCTGGCTCTACAAAGTTAGTCATACTAACTGGAGAAGCCTGTCTAGCACCTTTAGCGATAGCTCTAAAAATTAGTCTATCATACTTTTGAGCAAGAGCATATCCAATCTTTCTGGAAATCTCTCCCCTCAATTCGTAATGTGAGAGTGTTTCATCTAGCTCATATACGAACGCACTAGAAATAAGGAGATCATCGACTGTAATTGTTTTCTCAGCTACTGGAGGTGCCTTCTGGTCATTACCTAGGATGGAATTTCCTGGAGTATGATACTCGGCTGTTGTGCGTCCAGTATAGATGAACTGTAAACTCTTACCGTTTGTAAGTGTTCTTTTTTGAACTAAATCTCTAGCGATTGTTTCTCTTTGGAAGCCAGTAAACATTTCTCCACTGAACAATTTTAGGTATAAATCCCTATTGTTAGTGGCGTTACCAGCACCGTTAATGCGACCCAGATTTAATTGTGAAGCTGGATCATTTGTTGACTGTTGTGCCATTTTTCTAAAAAAATTTTAGGTATAAATTATCGTCTTATCACGTGAAAAGTTGCAAGTCTTATGCGACTCACTATGTTTTTGTGGTCTATCCCACCGTCTAGACGGCTTATGGGTATCCCCGTAGGGGCCAGAAGCCAATAGAGTAGGGAGGAGTTGCACCTCCCAAGTCAACTATTTCTTGACTACTCTTGTGTACTCAATGCCACGATATACGTAAGTTACAGTCATTGTAATCTCCATATACCCTAACCCCCGTTCCATGATTAGGTTGCATGCGTCCCGTTAGGGATGAACGGACGTGGCTTAAAAAATTCCTGGGATAATTTGCCCTGTACAAGCGTAGGCACCTATAGCTGCCAATATACCTAGCATTGCGAGTCGGCCATTTAGCTCCTCTGCTACATGCCATCTGTCACCGTTATGGTTGTGATGTGTCATCTCTTTCTTCGTTTGTGGTTGTAGTTAATTCGTTTTGAACTTGTTTTGGATTTACGAAATCTAGTACGTTCTTTACTAGACATCTCCGAGGAGGTCTTAGGGGTTTTAGACGAGACTCGCCTTGATGGTCTACAGGCAGGGTAGCCTTTACGGGTTTCGCCTTTCTGTCTTCCACATGGCTTACCAGTCTTAACGTCTACCCACTTCTCCTTAAACCATCTCTTAAGACTCATTTTCCTACTTTCTTCATAGCTGCTTTATGTGCAGCTGTAAAAGTAGATCCGCTTCTCATCATCTTCTTCATCATAGCCATGTGTTTAGCAGTGTGATGTTTCTGATGTTTGTTTAGAGTGGCTTCTTGTCTGGGTGTTAATTTAGCCATTACCTTTTTTTCTTTTTAGAGTAACCTTTGGCAGTTTTACGTTTACCGTCACTACCCTTAATTTTACCTTTACATACCTGTACGGCATAGCCGTTAGCGTATGCAGATGGGTAGACCTTAAACTTACGTTTAGCTGCGGCCTTACCTCTAGCACATAGTTTACCCATTATTTACCTCCGTGTTTGCAGCCGCATTTGCTGTTTCCTTTTTTCTTTTTCTTTTTATAGGCCATTAGCACTTCCATCTCCTGAGTGCCAACGCCTTACGGGTTGGCTTACCGTTTGGTTTTTTCATAGGGCCTTTTACACCCTTCATTCTAGCACAGAAAGAACGCTTCCTAGCACCTCCCCCTGGCTGTGGAGCCTTTAGGTTAGAGCCTGTGGCACGGTTGTACTTGGCTCTACCTTTGGCTGTTAGGCCGCCTTTACGCGACTTTTCCCCTCTTCCGAGAGATAGGCTTACGCCCTTTCTTTTTGCCACCTTTCTTAGTCCGTAATGCGATCAGGTCAGCCCGATCTATTTTCTTTTTGTTACCAGCTAACGCAGCTAACTTTTTTTGCTTTGGTGAATAGCTAGAGTATGGCATTAATACTTCTTACCCCCCTTACCTTTCTTTCCACCTTTCATCATTTTTTTCTTTGGCATTTTCATGGGATCAACTCCTATACGTTTAGATTTGAAGCGGCTAGTTTTCTGAGGACATCATCTCTGTATGCCTCGTCTGTGCGGTATTCGGGTTTAGCCATATCCCTAGTTACCTCAGCCATACTCCTGTATCGTTCAGGAGCAGACTGTTTGCCTGTAATTAGTTTTGAATCTCTACCGTTAGCTTCTTCGTATTGTCCCATAAGTGCTTTAACTGCAAATGATATAGCTGATTTGTTTCCTGTTGCCAAGACATCATCATAATTTTTAGCATCCTGTTCAGATAAATTATTACCCGCCCAAGACATCAGATTATCGTACCCCTTTTCACCGCCAGCAATATTTTTTAATTCATTAACTTCGGCATCAGATAAAGTAGATTGTTGAGGTGTTTGACCTAGCTGTGATCTTAGACCACTAAGGTATGAGTCTACTAAATCTCTGTTTAAACCAGCTGATTCTAATTGATCGTACATATCATCAGACAATGTACCATTATTTTCAGCAAAATGTTTATTCATTTCCCAAGGATCTATCTCATTAGATTTAAAAAGATTTCCTATTTGATCGCCATACAATTCGTTGACGGTTTCATAATTAACTTGGTCATCATTGGTGTACATCCTCTCTTCATAGTTTGGTGTATCATCAACTTGAGGCTCAGGTTCAGATTGAGAACCTTGTTTCTTTTGTAATTCTAAGTATGCTTTTTCTAAATCTTCTGGAGTTTTATATTTACCAGCTAATAAGTTTTCTTGTTTTTCAACAAGTTCCTCACCAACTTTTAAAGATTCTGCATCTCTGGCCTCTGCAGCTGCAATAGCCTCTGGGTCATTTGATGGATCATAGGTGAATGTTTCTGCCATAATTACTGTGGTGGTGGTGTTTCATCTGTAGGTGCAACTCCTTGGCTTAGAGCATCTATTAACTCTGGGTTTTTAGAGGGGTCTAGTAAAGGAGTTCCTGCAAGTTTACCAGCTTGGTCTGTAAGAGACTGCATCTGTTGTGCTTGCATAGCCTGTTCTTGTTCTTGTTGCCTTTCTTGCATACTCTTGACTAGGTTTAGAATGTCTATACCTTGAGCAGCAGCGAGACGTTTGATAGCCTCGTCTGGGTTTAAGAACTGGGCCAAGGCTTCTGGCCCCATAGTCTGAGCTATGGTTGATATAAACTGAACTAATGCGTCTCTATCTTGTCCACGACCTAACGCATTTACGCCAGCTACAATAGTAGGTCTAACTAAAGACTTTGGTATAGCGGGTATTTGATTAGATGTAGTAAGAACGTGCATCTTACGGTTCAGGTAAGGTATAAGGAACTCTGTAGTTAACAAGCTGAAGAGTCCACCCAGCTGCCTCTCTAGTTCCATCTGGGTCATCCTGACCTCTTCGGCTGTAGTTCTTTCTGATTGTCTTACACTTAATATCAAGAACGCTTCCGACAATCTTTTTTCTAGAACATTAACAAGTTGAAAAGCTGTTTGAAAATCAGCAGTCTTACCAACCTGTACAACTCCAACATCATCTGGTCGTCCTTGTATAATAGCACCATTACCAGCGTTGGCTAGTGATGCGGGTTTAGTTACTGAGGAAGGTGATACAGTAAATATCACTTTAGCTGCAGCTGCACTGCCCTCAACAAGAGCTTGCATTAATGCTTCCAAAGATTTTAAATCCCCGAGGAACTCTTCGACTCTAGAACGTCCGTAATCTTCTCCATCTACCGTTACAAAACGTAATGGTAGCCAAGGAGTTTTATCTAAAGGTGCTTTACCATGACTGTCTGGTAGTATCTTATCGTGAACCTCTTGG